GTAGTAATCATCGTCAACAGAGAGAGGATTATAGCGGAGATCTGTCTTTCCGCTTACGCGCTCGTTTACCCTATTTCTCTTCAGGCTTGTCTGAGCCTGCTGCATATAGTTCTCAATATCCTCTGGAGGGATATTTCCAACGTCTATGTAGAAGATGCGGCGCTCAGGGGCTCTGACTATTCTGTAGACTAGCATTGCATCCTCAATGAGGATCAGCTGCCTCCAGATTCTCCTTGCAGACTCTATGACAGAGGCGCCATATGGCAAGAAAGCATCATTTCCAAGAAGCCTGAAGTGGGTGACCTGCCAATTCTCAAGGGTCTTATTGCCCTTGGTGATCCACCTAAACCTCACTGCCATTGGGTCGTCTGGATCGAATCCCTCCTCGCGCTCCATTTCCGCTATTGGTATTGGAAGGACGTTGACAATTCCATACTTTGGAGAGATGTCGTTGAATGTGAAAAAATCTCCGTATTTGCAGAGATTTCTGATCCACATAGGAAGGTTGAAATCAACATTTATAACATCATAGAAGAGGTTATCTAGGAGCTCCTTTATTACCCTATTCTCAGAGTAGATGTGGAGAACACGGCCAGCTTCATCCTGCGATGCTGTCTCCTCCGCGTAGATGTCGAGAGCTGATGCAATCTCTGGCGTGGCTTCCATCTCAGAGAAGTCGCTGTACCTTGACATACGGTCGAACTGACCATATGCTGAGACTGTGCTTGAGTAGACGTCCGATACGTTCCTACGGAACAGAGAGTATGCTGAAGATGCTGTAGGGCCAGGATCTGGCCCCTTTACCTTCCTGCGGATGATAGGTCCGCTTCGAAAGAGCCGAGTCAAGCGGCTAAATAGATTTTCGTCTTTCTTTGGTGGCATATTCTAAAACTCCGCTCTATTTGAAGAGCCAGGAAAATTCTGGAGGGAGATTTCCAGCATACTTTGGCTGAGAAACAAATCTTTTATCTGATGAACCATTTGAGAATGGATTTAAGGTGGGAGGCGGTGCCGTCTGCTTTGAGTTAACTACCATAGCCTTGATCATAGCAGCGTGGACATTGACAGACCTTCCAGCGACAGATAGATTAGGCTCAAATAGCGTGCAAGATATTGCAAGAGCCATAATCAAGTCATCATTGTAACCTTTCTGAGACCTTGCTGTGTCTCCAAACCACATAAAAGTTCTGAATTCATCGCAAAGCCTCGATGAATAAATCTTAATCTTTGCAGTGCGAAGGTATTCCTCAAGCTTTGTCAGAGCCTGGATTTTTGTATTTTGATTTGTTGTGAATCCTATCTTTGAGGCAGGAACGTCCATAGCATACGAAAGCCTCTTATCGGCAACATAGAGAGATGGATAGCCCATATCCTTGAGCTTTGTTATTGTAGCATATCCATAGGAGTTGCTTTCAGGACACACAAGGGCTTTATTGTATTTTATTCCTATCTCGTAGATGAGGATTCCAAACTGATCTGGAGGTATTTTGCCCTTGAATTCTAGAACCTGCTCTGACTCGTCGGTATCTATGACCTGGACTGTAGAGAAGTCTGAGGCATCTCCTCTTGAAACGTCAGCTGTGAGGACATACTTGTGACCTTCGATTGGATACTTCCAGACCCAAACGCCCTTATCAGGCCCCCAAGACTCTATGGGCATTCTGGATTGAACCCTTATCTTGTCCATCTCCTCAATGTTGAGGAACGTATCGCCAGAGGATGCAAAGTCGCAGAGAAGCTCTTGGGCTATCTGCTTCTTTGTCATATTCCTGCATTCGCTCTCAAACCATTTTTCGTCCCTCTCTGGATGCACGTCCCAGGGGAGCTTGATGGCATTGAAGCTAGAAGATCCGTTCTCGGCATCAACCCAAAGCTTGTGGTATTGATTTCCCACGCCGTTAGGAGTGGAAAGTATGATCGCAGAACCACCAGTGGCAAGTGTTGGATAGAGGCCTTTCCAGAGCTCTCCAAAATTTCTGATGAAAGCAGCCTCGTCCACGATCAAAAGTGATAGAGCCTCAGAACGACCAGCGTCTTCTGAGGTGCCGATAGCTTTTATGGTTGATCCATTCGAGAAGGCAACCATAGTCTTAGATTGGTTTATGATAGTCGGAATGACGAGCCAGGGTGGAAGAGACTTTAGCATAGTCTTCACCTTGGAAACGAAGTTCTGAGCGACTAGCATCTTTGTCGCTATTACAAGAACGTTCTTCTCTCTCTGGAATATTGCCATCCAGAGAGCATAAGAAGCTGTAATAGTAGAGAGACCAAGCTGGCGACTTTTCAAGACTATATTGAAGCGATTCTTCTTGAATTGCCACATACAGTCATCTTGAAACGGATAGGTCGCAAATGGTATCAGGCCCTTGCTAGGATGAGCAATCTTGCAATATCGATTGGTGAAGTAGACAGGATCTTTCCCGCACTTCAAAATTTCATCTAGCTGTGTAGGCTTTGTAGCTGGCATCAGGAGTGTGAGAATCTCACTTGCCTTCTATAATAAGCTATCTTACGAGGCGAGTGGGCGGTTGCTGAAATAATCTCGACGTTGTCATTGGTCCCCTCTTCTACAAGCTTTAGGGACTTCTTGCTCATCTTTGAATAGTTTTCTTTGACTACTTTCATAGCACTGTTGATAACTTGTGTTGAGCGGTCTATCTCTCTATTTACCTGAAGGCGCATTGAGTGCTCTTCAGAGAAATGGACTACGCTTGTATAGGTCACCTCAAGAATGTTTCCATAGAACCTATGTGTGATAGAGCTCGCTCCATCTTTAGAGCCCTCTACCTTTTGAAGAGAATTTGCTAGAATTGACAGATGGTCCATAGGACACTAACCTCCATTTTCTAAATATCTTTCTTGTAGGCGCTGAGACCTTTCATTTCTCACTGATTGAATATCAGCCTCATTTGGCCTCCATCCTTCCTTCCACTTTAGCATATTCCTCTCAACTACCTCATCCTCGCAGAGCCTGCAGGTACCTACTCGATCATGAGACTCTACATCTATAGAGCTTGCCATAGCCTCGCTGCAGATAGGACACCAGAGGGGAGCTCGGGGCTTTTCTGCATCTACTATGACGCTAATCTTTGTCCTTCTATTAAATGTGCTTGACATAAGAATCCTTGCTCACTTGATTGATTTCAATCATTTCGTCAACAGCTTCCTTCACGGCATCAACGTGAGATATCACTAGGATGGACTTGAAATACTTCTTCAAGGATGCCAGCATCTTATTGCAGCTCTCGATTCCTGCATCATCAAGGGCGCCGAAGCCCTCATCGATGATTAGGACATCTGTCTTTGGAAGGGAGGACATATTTGTCAGAGCCACCCGGATCGCAAGAGAGGAGATCATCTTTTCCATCCCGCTTCCAAGCTCAATTGGCCGATAGGAATCGCCATAATCAAGAAAGATTTCAAGGTCATTCGAACCCTCTGGGGAGGAGAGGATGACATCAAAATTCACAATTCCCTGCAGGATGCTGTGAATCTCCTGGTTGATTCTTGGGAGCTCCTTGGTAAGGATGTTGAATGGAATTCCATTCTTGGAATATGCGTTGATTAGCTTGTCGAAGACCTTCCAGCGCTTCTTGGCGCTCTCATAGTTCTCCTTGTCAGAAATCAGCCTCTCAATCTTCTCCTTTAGGCGTCCCAGCTGGAGGTCGATGTTTGTCATCTGAGTCTCCTTCTGGCGAATGCTGGTCTGAGTTTGAGAAATCTCTGACTTCAGATTCTCAAGCTCCTCAGTGGATTCATCAGAAACCACCTTCAGCCGCATCGAAGCCAGGTTGGACTCAAGCGAAGATATGGTAGAAGTGTCCGAGCTTATTCCATCGTTGAGAAACTTGACTTTATCGTTCAAAAGCTTTATCTTTTGGACATTGTTGTTGTGTTCTGTGACAAAGCTCTCGTATTTCTTGATTTTAGACTCGATGTCCTTTCCCTTCAGAGACTTCAGCTGCTCACTGGCTTCAGTAATAGAAGATTCAAGCCTATCGATTGTAGCCTGCTGCT